AAGAATATGCAGAGAACCATCCCGATTCAAAGGTCGCTTTGCAAGAATGGACTACCATTGTGAAAAGAAGCAAGTGGACCTGTTTTGCCGATATTAAGAAAACGTTTAATAGCGTTGATAGTGTAGGTAATCAACACTATGTTTTCAATATCAAAGGCAATAACTATCGTTTGGTAGTAGTGATTAAATTCACTATTCAGTTTGTGTATATTCGCTTTATTGGTACTCATAAAGAATATGATAAAATAGATTGCGCTAATATTTAGGATTATGACAAAGATAGAAAATCAAGCCCAATATGAATGGGCGGTGAAAAGAGTAGAGGAACTTCTTCCATTAGTGAAAGATGATACTCCTTTGAATGACCCAAATAGCATAGAATTGGAGCTTCTTTCTAATTTGGTTGCTGATTATTCCGAAGAACATTTTGCATTGGGAGAACCAACACTTGTGGATGTTCTTAAACTTCGTATGTACGAAATGGGGCTTAATCAAAAATCACTTGCAAAGTTGGTTGGTGTCAGCCCATCACGATTAAGTGATTATATATCTGGTAAATGTGAACCAACCTTGAAAGTTGCTCGTGAGATAAGCCGGAAGCTAAATATTGATGCAAATATAGTGTTGGGAGTATAAGTATAAGTTTTTGTCGTGATATATTTTAGGCGTGATTCATTCGGTTTCACGCCTTTTTTTATACCATTTTACGACAATCGTTTTATTGTCGTGTATCACCTATCTGATTATTTCTCACCCTCTTTATAAATAGCGAAATTTACCGTAGAAATTTATAAATCAAATTCATACGGTATGACAATCTTAGAACAAATCTTAGCAGGGCTACAACAGAAATTCGCTGGGGTGGACACTGCTATCTTAACCCGAATCGCTACTAAAAAGGCAGAGGGTGTAACGGACGAGACAAAGGTAAACTCTATTATTGAGGGTATCAGCTTTTCGGACGTGCTTAATTCCTATGGTGATTTCCGTGCCGGGGATGCTTCAAAAACGGCAGTGACTAACTACGAGAAGAGGCATAACCTTAAAGACGGTAAGCCAATCGAGACTACCACAACCACCAAAACGGAAGAGAATAAAGACGATGTGCCTGCATGGGCGCAAGCTTTAATTGACTCCAACAAGAACCTTTCTGATAAGCTAACGCAGTTTGAAGCAGAAAAGGCTCAAGCAACACGTAGCCAGCAGATTTTGGCAAAGGCAAAGGAGTATGGTATTCCCGAAAACTACGCCAAACGATGCGCCATTAAGGACGATGAGGACTTGGACGCATACTTCAAGGACTTGAAGCAGGAGTTTGCGAATGACGGCTTTAAGGGTGTAGTTCCTCCAGATACAGCAAAAAAAGAACTGGAGAATGAGACTCAGGCGTTTGCGAAAATGATTGCAGACGACACTAAAGAAATTGTAGAACAACAAAAACAGTGATTTTATGGCAGCAGGATTTAAGTATAATCTTGAACCGGAAGTTGAGCAGGAAGAACGCTACGACGTAGAAACCGGACGCAGACGCAGAGGTCCGTATAAGTTGGACACAACCAACCTCGTTGTCGGCTCGTACTTGCCCTCATTCACACCGATTGCAGCTGACTTGGTGAAGAAAACATCCCAAGTGGCTATCCGTGTGGAAGTATATGAGAAGTTTACGACAGGCTCCAATACCACATTGAAAATCAAGAAACGTTCTTTGGCTTACAAAGGTATGCACTTGGGTAACGGTGCGCATGGAGCGACAATCAACGCTATTGACAAGGCTGACAAAGCTTTTGATAAGCTGACGTTAGCGGCAGACTTTGGAGAAAATCTAGAAGCTGGAACAGTTCTTTACGAAGCGACAGCCGCAGATGGTACAACGCCCAAAGTTATCGCAAATTCAGCTCTGTATGAAAGGAAGCAGGTAGAGGATGGCATAGTATTGGTTTCCCTTTTGATGCGTGCGTTTGAAATCGAACCGACCAAGCTGGTAATGCCTTTCGCAGATATTGACAAGGCGAATATGCCGCACTTCCAGTTTAATGCTCAGGATGTCAAACAAGAAAAAGACACTGTATCAATTCCTAAGGCTTCTTCCAGTCGGGACGGATTGATGAGCAAGGAAGATAAAGCCAAATTGGATGGGGTTGCAGCACAAGCTAACAAGTATACTTTAACAGCAGCTACGACTTCTGCTCTTGGAGGTGTAAAGCAGGCAGCCAAAGTGAATGATGCATCTGGTACGGTGTCGGTAGAAAACTTTAACGGATTATTGACAGCGTTGAAAAACGCAGGTATAATGGCAAAATAAAGAAAGGAGGACTAATATATGATGCTAACTATTCATACATTGTTTAATGACCCGAACATTGTAAATGCAGTGATTCAGCGTGTCCTCAAGACAAGAAAGGACACAATTTATTGGCAGCAGTATTTGGGCTTCCGTAGGACTACTACTCGTGTATTTAAAGACTACATCGGTCAGGTTACTGGCGTGATGGCTGGTTCCATCAACTCCCGTTATGGCGAAAAGCCTATCCGTGAACGCAGGAATATCGGTTCCGGATATGGTGAGATTGCCTATTTGGGTGACCGCTATCAAATCTCAATCGACCGTTTGTCTGACTTGCAGGACTTGATAGATAAGTATAATGCCGCCAAACCGGAAGACCAGAAAGCAGCCATGCGTGACATCGTGGACTTCATCTATGACGATTACCGTCAGGTATTGCTGGCACCGCACAAGCGTATGGACATTATCGTAGGCTCTCTGTTGATGACTGGAGCAGCAAGCGTGAAGAACAAGGACGACAATGCCGGAGGAATTGACTTATTGAACATCGACTTGCCGTTTAAGTTTATCAAGCCGGACACAGAGGATAAAGACTATTTCGTCACTTACTTGCAGCAGAAACTGAATGAGCTGAAATCTATTTACGGCACATTCCCCAAGATGATTATGAGCCGTGGCACATTCATCAAGAATATTATCGGTTCAAGTGAATTTGGAGATAAGTTCAAAATGCAGCTTACAGGCAATGAAATGTATATGTCTACCGGGCTTATCACCTCGCAACTGGCTTCTACCATTTTTACAGGTATCGGACTTCCGGCTATTGAAATCAAGGAAGATTATGTGGTAGACCAAACAGGTAAGAATATCCCCATTTATGCAGATGGTCGTATTTCCCTGCTTCCGCAGGATAAAATCGGTTATATGCGCTTCCACACTCCTTATGAAGCTGTGGATGGTGTACCGGGACGTAATTACACTCAGGCAGATGGCGATATGCTGATTTCAGGTTACAAGGACGGCAATGGTCGCTATCTGGAATACACAGCCGAATGGATTCCGCAGATTGCGAACCCGAACCTGATTGTGAACTTCGATTTGAGTGAGATGAACGCATGACAGTAAACGATTATATATTACAGAAGTTTCAGACCTTCGGCGTTAACTTGTCGGAGGCTGACCTTTTCGATATATGTCTGAACGCAAAGATAAGCGGAGGGGGTGAGATGAACGAGGATTGCCAAACACGGGTGTCGGTGGCAATTGCGAAGTTCATCCCCTCTCTATTGCTTCGTGCCACTTCCATCAGCGAAAGCGGTTTTTCTATGTCTTGGAACATTCAAGGCATTAAGGATTACTATTCATTTCTGTGCAAGCGGTACGGTTTGAAAGACGAACTGGGTAACAAACCTAAAGTGACTTTCTTATGATATTCGCTCCACACATATTGCAGGTAAAAGTTATCACCCCAATGGATAAGGATGAGTTTGGCAGACCTATTCCCGGAACAGGTGGTGAAAGCTGGCAGGAGGTGTGCAAATGCCGTTGTGATGATAACACTACCAAAGAGTTTTCATCTGATAACGGCTCTGTGTATCGTCCGAATTATCATGTGGTATGCGAGAAGAGAATTACTGTCAAGGCTGGTGATGAAGTACGTTGCATGGATGGTGATAGCGTAAGAGGTCAAGGCGAAGTTTATACAGTGAAGAGTACAAACTACTTTAACTACTCGGAATTATGGATGTAGATTTCGATTTCTCAGATGTCGACTCCTTTTTCGATGAAGGAGAATGGGAGGTCGAAAAGAAGATGATTGATGTAGGCGATGAAGCCGTGAAGTACGCAGAGGAACATGGGGATTATCAAGACCATACACTCACTTTGAGAACGTCCAATGATTACGATGTCGATAAAGACGGTTTGACATTGAAAAACGAAGCGGAATACGCATCATTCGTAGAATCTAAAGGGTATGATGTTTTGAGTAGTGCTGCTTTATATGCGGAGAAACGATTAAAAGAAGAATTTGAAAAATGAAAAAGTACATTGGAACAAAACAGATTGAAGCAGAACCTATGACATTGGGTGAAGCTTGCAGTAAAGGCTTGGTAAAAAGTGAAATAGAAGAGAATGAGTCTTATAAACTAGGATATCACACTCGTACTGAATATGGCTATGAAAGTTGGTCACCCAAAAAACTGTTTGAAGAATCATATCGAGAAGTCAAGGAAGAAACTCCTATCTGTTTCGGTGATGCTATCGAAGTGTTAAAACAAGGTGGGGCTGTTCGTAGAAGTGGTTGGAACGGTAAAGGTTTGATGGTATTCAAACAAGTGCCAGCTCATATCGAAAGCGACATCATCCCTAAGATGCAATCGCTTCCCCAATCGGCAAAAGACCTTATTCTGAAAGGTAAGGGATTTATTGACTATACAAGCCAGTGTCTTATCTACAACGAGAATACCGGACGCGCTGATTCATGGGTTCCGTCTATCAGTGATGTATTTGCAGAAGATTGGGAGATTGTGGAATGATAGTAACTACCGACATAGGAAACATTCTCTATCGGGACTGCAAGGCTTTCGGAATAGATATAGTGCCTGATGGTGAAACGTTGACGGGTGAATTGAAGTCCGAAAGGATTGTCATCCACACGAAGAAACAACAGCCGGGAAAGTATTGGAAGAAATCTTTCGCAGAAGTGAATCTATGTGTACCCAATTTAAGCGAGAATGAAGCGAACACAATCCGGCTTAACGAACTTGAAAGAAAGGCTGGCAAGCTGCTTGATGATGTAGTAAGCACCTATGACGGTACAACCTATCGTTACTCTATCGAATCAATTGGCGCGGAAGCGGATGCAGCTTTGAAATGCCATTACGTGAATGTGAGAATTTTATTTGAAGTAATAAATGTAAAACTATAAGATTATGATTTCAGCAGTAGGAATAAAAAGAATCTTGTTTGCCGACATTGATAAGGTAACGGCAGACATTACCCCCGAAATCGCAAAGACTTTGATTCAAGCCGCTATCAAAGCGAAAGATGAGGTTTTGAATGTACACGGGGAAACGTGGCAGATTGAGGAAACGGAAGCCTCTGTCACCGGGTACAAGAACCAATTAACGGGAAAGAATTACCGTTACGATGATGTGCCGGGAGAAGTATCGCCCGCTTTCTCTATCGGACAATATGACTGGAAGACCAAGAAAGCGTTCATGGGTGGCGATGTTATTCAGGCAACATCTAAAGATGTAGGTTGGAAGCGTGCTTTGGATAAAGTTATTATCAACAAAGCATTGTTCTGTCTGACCGATGATGATGTCTGGTTCATCTTCCCAAAATGCCGTATTGTTTCCCGTGAAGCCAATACGGATAAGGCAATTGCAATCGCTGTAAAAGGCTTGGTGCAGGAACCGGGAATCGAAGGTGTTTCTTCTGAGTATAACTATGAAGAAGGGCAGATTAAAGCTTTGCAGGCATGAACTACAGTAACCATTGTACCTACTCCTTCCGATGCGACCGTAAAGCTGGACGGTGCAACGGTCAAGTCAAAGCAGGTGAATGCTGGGGCTACCGTTCACTATGAAGTGTCGAAAGTGGGGTACGTCACTCAGTCAGGAGATATTAAAACCACTCCTTCTGAAGTTGATACCACTCTTAAAAAAGAGATAACATTGGTAAAAGCACAAGAGTGATAACCGGGGGATGGATATATACCATTCCCCCTTTTAGTTTAAGAATATGAATCAAGCAGCAAAAACGGTTTCTGATGCTTTGTTAGGGCTGGATTTCATGAATGTGGAGATAGGAGGGATGGTTTATACCATTAAACCTCCTACAATTAAAATTATCTGTCGTGCCATTCATCATTTTTCCAATATCGGCATGACTGGAGATAATGTCATGGAAGCTATTAAAGAGCTTCCTGAAGCTACTGAAGATATGCTGAAAGGTATTTCATGCTTTATCTGCGGGAATGATAGTTTGGTCAAAGAATTGGAGAACGGCACTTTTGAAGAAGTCAAAGATGCCTTGGAAGTCTGTTTCTCTATGATGGATATTTCGGCTTTTCAGTGTGTCAGCTCGATGAGGAACGTGTCGATGCTGGCAGCAAGACCGAAACAGTAGGAAACACAACGTTCTTCGGGCAGATAGCCCATTTGATTGACACGCTTCATCTGAGTTATACAGAAGTGTTTGAGGTTATCCCTTATCGGAATTTGCTGATGATGCAACGGGATAAATTACACGCAGTATATGGTGGTCAAAAAGTGAATAGAATCAGTGGTAAGGAATTGGCTAATCGTAGGAAAAAGAAATAGATATGGCGAAATTATATTTTAAGGTAGGTAGTGACTGGGAAGAAGTTGTAAGGCTCCGTAATGAAATTGCGAAGTTAAAACAAGAGTTAATGAGCATGGATGGCACGCAGTCTCCTGCTGCTTTCAAGGCTTTAAATGTCCAACTTGCTGCATCTAATCAAAGATTGGATGAGTTGGTGACTAATGCAGCCAAAGCTGGAGCGGAGATGGAAACGGGATTCAAAAGGAAAATCTTCGATGCTTCCCAATCTGTAAATGGGTTCACAGAGAAGATTATCGCTCAAAAGAATGCCATAGGTTCTCTTCAAACAACTATTCGTAAAAATAAGGAGTTATATAAGAACATCGTTTCAAGAGGTGGGGAAGATAAAGAACTGCTTAATCACATCAGCAAACAAGAAAGAGCGCTCGGTAAAGAACGGGATGCTTTATTCAACCTCACCCAACAGCAAGCCGAAGCGCGTCTTTCCGTAAAGAAACTCCGGGATGAATATACACTTTATAAGAATGATGGGAAACAAGTAGTAGAAACTAACGAAGGTATCGCTATATCTTGGAAGAAAGCGCTGGCAGTTATTGGTGGCGCCGGAGTATTAAAGGCATTAGGTTCTGAAATGATTCGTGTGCGTGGCGAATTTCAATCTATGCAGACCGCTATTGAGACTATGGTTGGAGAAGATATAGCAGGGCGACTGATTCCGCAAATCAAGGAGCTGGCTAAGATTTCTCCACTTACTATGTCAGATATGGTTGGAGCAGAAAAGATGATGCTTGGATTTAACATACAAGCAGAAGACACTATCAAATACTTGAAAGCCATTAGTGATATTTCTATGGGAGAATCCAGTAAGTTCAATTCGCTGACTTTGGCATTTTCACAGATGTCAGCAGCGGGTAAACTTATGGGGCAGGATCTGAATCAAATGATAAACGCTGGATTCAACCCGTTACAGATTATTTCCGAAAAGACAGGAAAGTCTATTGCTACACTCAAAGATGAAATGTCCAAAGGTGTTGTTTCCGCTGAAATGGTACAGCAGGCGTTTATAGATGCCACATCGGCAGGCGGTAAGTTCTACAATATGTCTGAGAATGCTTCAAAGACTATCAATGGTCAGTTGTCTATGATGCAGGATGCTTTGAATTCCGTGTTTAACGAATTGGGAACTAAGTCGGAAAGTGTTATCATGGACGGTATTCAAATGACAACTTCGTTGATTCAGAATTATGAAACAGTAGGGAAGGTCTTGGCTGGATTAGTGGTTACTTATGGTACATACCGGACCGCAGTGATGCTTGTTACTGCTGCTGAAAGTAAGCATACCCTTGTGGAGATTGGACTTACCAATGCCCGTTTATTGGCACGAAAAGCGCAGTTAGCTTTAAACGCTGCAATGCTTACTAATCCTTATGTTTTGTTGGCTACTGCCGTTATTGGGCTTGGTGCTGCAATGTGGGCTTTCCACGATTCGACAACCGCGGCGGAGAAAGCGCAAAAAAGATTTGACGAGCAAAAGAAACAGTCTATTAAAAAAGAGCAAGAACATAAACAAAGGCTTGAAGAATTGATTTCCACCCTTCAAAATGAATATACCTCTTCTATGGATAGGGTGAAGGCAATGGATGCAATAAAGAATGAATATCCCGCTCTCTTCCAAAAATACATAGATGAAAAAGGACATATTAGAGACTTGATAGCTTTATGGAAAGAATACAATGAGGAAGCTGGAAAGAGGAACGTAGAAGAGAATAAAATTAATTACAACAACTCTAAAAAACTAATTGGTGAATACGAACAGGTTATCGGATTATGGAAAAGGTTCGGAGAAGACCCGAATTTTCATAAAAACAGTTTGAATGAATCAGAGAAAGAACTTGCTGACAAATATAGGAATGAAACTTTATCTACTTTGAAATCAAAGTTGGATGAAGAAAAAAACATTTTCACAAGTTATCAAAAAGAAGTCCGCTCAGATGAACTCGCTCAATGGCAACTTGATTTAAAGAAAAATACTGATATTCAGATAAAGTCAGAACTGAATGAAATGAAGCGCCTTCAACAAGCAAGAAAGAATAATAAGTGGTATTCTTTGAATGTAGGCATTGGTTCTTTGAAAGGTGCGACTACTGAATCTGAATTGCAAAGTAGAATAGATATACTTGAATCGGAGTTAAAGTCACGTAAAACCTCAACCTACCAGCAAGACCTTGCGAAAGCCAAATCCGATTGGGAAAAGGCAAAGAAAGGTTATGAAGTTCTTTTAAAAGACCAACAAGCAACATCGGAACAGGTAAAAAAGGCCCGTGAAGATATGCTATCAAAAGAGAAAGCCTATAAAGATTTAGGTGGCATCACTGGAAGCTCGTTGACTAAGCAGGAAAATCAAGCCAAGAAAGCAGCCGCCAAGCAACTCAAACAGCAAGAACTGCTTACCGAACAACTCTTTTCCATTCGTCGGAAAAACCAGCAGGATGAAATCAACCTCATGGAGGATGGCACTGAAAAGAAGCTGGCTCAGATTGACTTGGACTATCAAAAAGAACTGGATGCTATTAAAAAACAGCGCAAGGATTGGGAAACGGAGCAAGGTGGAAAACTGACAGATAAACAAGAGGAGAAACTTGGCACATGGGCTTCTAATGCCGCTAAAAAAAGAGAAAGCGATATTGATTCAACAAGTAAAGCCAAACTTGAAGCCGACAAAAAAGCATGGCAGGAATACTTCATTGAGTACGGAAACTATCAGGAAAAGCGCAAAAATCTTATTCAGAAGTACAATGACGAGATAGCCAAACTGCAAACCGACAGCCCGGAGTACTCTTCCAAGGTAGCCCAAAAGAACAAGGCTCTTGAACAGCTTGATGAACAGTTCGGCCACTCCACAAAGGCGATGGCAGACCTCTTTGAAGATGCCGGCAATAAGTCCGTTTCCGCTATTCAGTCCATCATTGACAAATACGAAATCCTTATTAAATACATGTCCGGTACTGATAAAGACATTTCTATTGCTGATTTGAAAGGAATAGGCTTTACCGATAAAGACATTGAAAGGATAGAAAAAGGGGAAATATCCATCAAGGATGTTACAGACGCAATCAAAGGGTTAAAGGATGAACTTAAAGGAAAATCACCGTGGCAGGCTTTCGTCTCTGACTTGAAGAAAGGGATAGAAGCCATAAAAAAGGGTGGCAACGATTCCAAGAAAATCGGTCAAGGAATCACCGATACAGGAAATGCTGTGACGTCTTTTGCTCCTGCATTGAATGAGTTCGGCTCAAGTATCGCCGACATATTCGGATTTGACGATAGCAAGATAACAAGTGCCATTGATGCGCTTGGCGGCTTAGGACAAACGGCATCCGGGTTCGGGCAAATCATGTCGGGTGATATTGTCGGAGGCGCAATGAGTGCGGTTTCTGGAATTTCCTCTGTAGTGTCCGCATTGGACGGGATGTTCGGTGCCGATTATTCCCACTATAACGAGATGGTTGAGGAGTACACCAGGCTCAATGAGATATGGAATGAACTGATAGACAAGAAGCAGGAATACATCAGCATTTCCTACGGCATGGAGGCAGACAAGGTAGGAGAAGAGGCGCTTGGCCTTGTTGAAAAGCAAATTGAGGCATATCGCCTACTGGGAAAAGAACGTCTTAATTCCGGTGCATCCGCAGGTTCCCATTCCATTGGCAAGCGGATGGCAAAGAACACCTCGTCAAGCGACTGGCAGGACATTGCCGACGCACTCGACATGTCAGTCAATGCCGCCAAAGAGTTTGTCGGGACCGGAAGAATGACCGGACTGTTTGACCTCACTGTTGAGCAATTGGAGAAACTTAAATCCGAAGCTCCTGCCTTCTGGGCGAAGATGGACGGTGACGTGCAAGAATATTTGAACGGCATTATAGATGGAGAGGAAAGGATTGAGGATATTCAGAACCAGATTAGTGAACAACTGACACAGACAACGTTCGATAGCGTTTTCGACAGTTTTGTGGATACCCTCATGGATATGGGCAGTTCCGCGAAAGACTTTTCTGACAGTTTCAGCGGATATATGCAGCGTGCCGTGCTTACCACAATGGTAGGCAACAAATTTACCGAGGACCTTCAAACGTGGTACGATGCCTTTGCCCAGGCCAATAAAGACCAAGGAGGCATTACGAAGGAGGAGATGGAGGCTCTTCGGAAGCAGTATGACGCAATTGCCGGTTCCGCACTTGCCGAACGTGACAAGCTTGCGGAAATTTTCGGATGGACCAAAGAGGATACCGACAGTAGCACGGATAACTATGAGGATTTCATCGGTAGTATGCAGAGTTCTCTTACTTCCCTTGATGTGACGGCCAAGGATGTTTCTGATAATATCTATGATTACTTCCGTCAGGCAATGATTAACGCTCTGTATGAAAAGGAGTACAAGAGCAAGATGGAAGAGTTGTACAAGACCTTTGAAGGGCTTTCCAAAGACGGATTGTCCGAGAGTGACATGGTACAACTCGGCTCTCGGATTGACCAATACATTGAGCAGATGATGAAGGGCGTAGAGGACGTTAATAGTTTGTTTGCTGACAAGCTGAAGAACGCCGAAGACTTGCAGTCGTTTGTTGATAGCGTCAAGTCTGCCATGTCCTCCGTCGAAGCCACTGCCGAGGATGTGACAGATAACATCTTTGAGTACATCCGTCAGCAGATGGTTGATAAGATGTTCACCGATAGCTTCCAACCGCAGATAGAGGAGTTATACAAGAAGGTTCAGGAAGCCATGTCTGACGGTGACATAACCGGCACTGAAAAGGATGCGTTAAGAAACGAAGCGGAGAAGTTGGCTAACGACATTACGGCCGCTAAGGATATTCTGAGTGATACTCTTGGCATTACTGAGAGCAACCTAAAGAAAGAACTTGAGGAGGAATTCAAATCATTCTCCGATGGAATATTAAGTTCCTTGTATGATACGGAAGTTACTGCTGAGACTGTTGCCAAGAATATCTCCGATTCCATGCGGAAAGAGCTTATTGAGGCAATGTACCTTGAACAGTACGAACCGCGTATCAAGGCCATCTGGGAAAAATGGAAGGAATACTCAGAGGATGGACTTGTAACCGATGAAGAGCGTACAAACATCAAGAATGACATTGACGGGTTGAGCAAGGAGGTCGCCGATGCTGCCGGGGAAATCAGTGACGCGTGGAAAGACTCTGGAGAGGAGGTAAGGAAAGCGTTCAACTCTTTCTCCGACAGTATCAAGAGTGTGCTCTATGACGCAGAAGCTACCGCCGAGGACATAGCCGACAATATCTATCAATATATGCGCAATGCCTTGGTGGATTCCATGTTTACTGCCCAGCTCCAGCCTCAGATTCAGGCCTGGTATGACAAATATACCGAATTTATGAAAGACGGTGCCATTGATACGGCCGAGCGCAAGACTCTGGACGAGATGATAGCCGAAATTCAGAAAGCCGGTGTCGACATTGTGGATGCGGCTAACAAGCTTTTCCCCACTCTTGATACGGGAGCCATCAACCGTGCGGAAGAAGCCGCCCAGGAAGCGGAGAACGCCCGTAATGAAGCTGAGCAGGAATGGGAGTCGTTCTCTGATGGTATTCTGAATTCCTTGTACGATATAGAGGCCACAGCGGAGGATATTTCCGATGACATGAGCGAATACATGCGCAAGGCTTTGATTAAGGCCATGTATGTGGAGAACTTCAAACCGCAGATGCAGAAGTGGTACAATGAGTGGAAAAAGGCCATGGGAGATGACGACTTGACTTCCGAAGAAAAGCAGCTCCTCGACTCCATGAAACAGACGATGGTTGACGACATGAAGAAAGAAGTTGATGCCATCAACCAGTTCTTTGGAACCATGTTTTCACAGCAGGCGAGTAGTAAGGGTTTTGAAGCCATGTCACAAGATACCGGCGAAGAACTTAACGGACGTTTTACAGCTTTGCAGGTTGCCGGGGAAGAAATAAAGAACCAGTCCATTCAACAGACCGGTTTACTTTCATCCATCAATGGCAAACTTTCATTGCTCAATCTTAGAAGCGGGGATGTCCCAGCTTTGTTATCTGGAACTCCTAATTTCGCAGATAGAGCCAAAGAGACAATAGCGAGCGGCTATCAGTCGCAGGTACATGTTGTTTTCCCGACAGAGGACATAAAGGCATTGACCGATAAAGTCTCCAATATGGAAAGAATCGTAGATGAAATGAGAACATTCCAAGTAGAAGGTAACATGGACCGTAGAGATATACTTGAAAACTCTGTTATTCTTGCCAAGAATAGTCCGCGAATACTCGATAATACAAATGATATCAAGCAGGATATAAAGAATCTATAATAGTTATGGCAGAATTAATAATAAACGGAAGAGAAGCCCTAAAAGAGTGGGGTGTTAGAATGGGAGATAACTTTCTTGATGTACTGGGAGCACCGGTACCTCTGAAAGAGTTTATAGAGAATAAATCACGCTTGGAACATGGGAAACAAGTTCTTATGGATAACCCCAAGCTTGATGAGCGTGAGTTAACTCTTGTTTTTACAGTAGAAGGTGATTCTCCTGCCGATTATCAGGCAAAGAAAACAGCTTTTTATGAAGAACTTTACAAAGGTAAAATTGATATTCAGATTCCTGAGAACAGTAGTGATATTTATCATTTGCTATATTTAGGAAAGAGCGTTTCTTATGCCCAAAGCTTAGACCGGACATTTGGGAAAATATCAGCCAAATTCTGTGAGTATAATCCATCTAACCGTGTTGTAGGCTAGAAATTTACGACATTAAATTCATTGTCGTGTATGGAAGCTCTAATTTTTAGGGCTTCTTTTTTTTATGTCCGACCTTTGTTTACATGATAGATATTAAGGACATACAAGGCAATACCCGCTTTTCAACTGGTATCAATCCCGGTGCAAAAGGCAAGTTCTCTTTAATGAAAGAGGACTATGTCGTACTACCTTTTAATACTCTGTCCCCAGTCGATTTCCAAGTAGGTGATTACGTTGACCTGCGTGGGGTACTCGATGCCTCCATGGGCGGTAAATTGGCAAAAATCTATCAGATTGTAGATATTCCCTATCCGACCTACAAGAACGGAGGCTACTCCTATGAACTTCGTTTTGACGCTTACTATTTCAAGTGGAAAACAAAGATATTCAAGTACACCCCGGAGTACGGAGGACTGGAAGCGTCCTGGTCCCTTACCGCTTCACTGGATGTCCAGATGGGTGTATTCCTTCGCAATTTGAAAGCTCTTGGTTATAAATATGAGGGAAAAGACTTCGTGTTTTCCATTGACGATAGTGTCGAGAACTCCTCCAAATTGATGACCTATGACAATACCAACCTCATTGATGCTATGTTCAGCATGGCTGATAACTGGGGTTGTGATTGTTGGGTAACGGACCATGTAATCAACTTCGGACGCTGTGAGTTCTCCGATGCTGTTAAGATAGAACTGGATAAGGAAGCCAAGGACATGAGCCGGAGTGATAGCAAGGGTACTTATGCTACAAGAATCTATGCGTTCGGTTCAACAAGAAACATCCCTACCAACTATCGCCCGGTAGACCAGACCGCTGTTGTCAACGGTATCGTCCAGAAGCGCCTTATGCTTCCGGCAGGCACTCCATACGTGGATGCCCACGAGGGCTTGACCGATTTGGAAGCTGTCGAAGCCGTTGTTGTATTTGATGACATCTGCCCCAAAAGAGTAGGTGAAATCACCGGTGTAAGCTTTTATGAGAGCGAGGTAGATAATGAAGATGGTACAAAGACAAAAGCTACCTTCTACCGGTTCAAGGATTCAGGCATCAACTTCTCGAAGGAATACATCCTTGAAGGACAGGAACTCAAAATCAGGTTCGAATCCGGCAAGCTCAACGGCATGGAGTTCGGCGTAGCTTTTAATCCTCTTGGTTTGACCGAAAAGAACGACGACGGCACATGGAATCCTGATGCCCAACTTTGGGAGATTGTACAGAATGAAGACTACGGCCGTTCCTTGCCGGATGAAGTGTTGTTCCCTTCAAAAGGTGACAAGTATGTACTGTCTGGTTGGAATGCCGAGAAGATAACCGAACTTGGGCTGGTGGCTGCTGCCGAAGAGGAACTGCTTGCCACTGCAAAGAAGTACGTGGCAAAGACCTGCATCGACGACGGCACCTATACGGCTACGCTCAACTCCATCTGGGTACACAAAGACCAAATAAATCACAGCTTTGACATAGGACAGCGCATCAACCTTGTCAATCCTGCCTACTTCAAGGACGGGCGCTTGTCCCGTGTCATCGGCTTTGAAATCAACCTCGACAAGCCTTACGATTCCCCGCAGTATACGATTGGCGAAAGCACCGCCTATTCCCGCATTTCCGATATTGAAACGCAAGTCGAAGAGTTGACTTTTAAGGGACAGACCTTCACCGGTTCGGGAGGAAGCAACATCTATGTCATCAAGACCAACGACGCTACGGCCGCAAGCAACTTCAATGTGTTCTCAGCCTTGCGTACCCTGAGAATGTTCCTCCGCAAGGACGCAAGCGACGTAGCGGAAGAAATCATAAACTTTTTGAAGGGATTGCTGATAGGCAAGAACGGCAGCGGTATCACGGTACGCAAGGACGGCACCTCGCAGGCTGTCGTTGACCGTCTATATGTGAAGATAAAGGCCGTCTTTGATGAATTGCAAGTCAAGAGAGCTACCCATGTAGGCGGTGAACAAATAATCACCCATGCCGGTATGAAGTGCATCCGCGTGGAGGAACTGGAAGACGTCTACCGCTGCAGTTTTCTTGCCGAGCAGGACGGTGAGGCGATAGCCAACGAGTTCAGTGTAGGCTCGCTGGCGCAGGCAAAGGAGTGCAACATCGTCGAAGGAACCACTCTTAATGCCTCCAATCGCTACTATTGGCGTGAGGTTGTGGCCGTGGGACGTGACTACATCGATTTGTCCAAGACCATCTGCGATGAGGACAGCGATGTTCCCCAAGCGGGCGATGACATTATAGGATTGGGCCACCGTACAGATGTAGACCTTCAAAGCGCAATCGTGCTATCGTCTACCAACGAGACATCCCCGTCTATAACTTTCTACACCGGCATTGACGACTTCAACCTAACGGGGAAAGATGTAATCTCCTTCGGTGTTGACAAATCCACCGGGCATGCCTACATGAAAGTGTACGGTACTTCCTATATCGGCGCCCGTGATGAGAGCACTTACATCAAGTACACACCGGAAGGTGGCGTAGAAATCAAAGGGCGATTCCTTACGATGGCCGGTGAGGACATCCTGACAATGTTCACTGTCATTGAAGGACTTATCAAGTCTGAAATCTCATCCGTGCGTGATGAAATCAATGCCCTGAACAATTACCTTAACAATGCGTCTTTTGCCGCTGACATGCAGTACTGGACCGGTAGCAGCAACATACGCATCTTCCGAGTTGACGGTCGGCTGCTGTACTTCAACAGTAACTTCTATGCGAACAAGGAATCTTTCGCCGATATAGTAAGCGAACGCGCAAAGAATGTGCTACGCCTTAAGAACAGCTATATCGAGCAGGTCAACTCAGACTTTTACCGCCATCCGGATTTTGAGACCTTCGACGAACTCAAGCGCCCCCGGCAGTTCACTATCTCTTTCAAGTATCTGGTGAAGCGCCCCGGCACTCTTGCCTTCCATTTCAAGAACGAGAACAAAGAAGGTTTTGAGGAATACACCCCGATTTCCTTTTCTAAGGACCTATATCCCAGTACTGAATTCAAACAGATGGAGATAACCGGTAAGTGGAACGGAACCGGTGATTTCCACATGTCTTTTACCGGTGACATGTACTTGTATGCACTTACGCTAACCGATGATGCTCTTGCTGACTTGCGCGAGGAATTCAATATGCGTTTTGAACTTACAGACAAGAAGATTCAGGCGAACCTTGACGAAATCAGAAGCACGGCAGGCAAGCTTGAAGAGTATCACAGTGAATTCCTGCTTACCGCGCGCAACCTTGAAGCGAAGTTCACGGAGGACCTGACGAATACTGAGAGTCGTATAACGCAAGAATACACCTCTGCTATCGACATCTCCGCCCGTGGTCTGAAATCTGAATTCACGTCCGGTCTTGTAGGCCTTGAGACTGGAATCACCGAAGCATATAAGTCTGCTATTGACATATCGGCCCGCGGTCTTCGTGCAGACTTCAGTGCGTCCGTCTCTGACCTGGACGGCAAGCTGTTCGCCCATGCAGGCAGCTTTCATGTGACTGCCGAGAAGATAGAAAGTATGGTGACCGCCACAAACAGCCTGAAGGGTACCGTGGAACAGCACACCTCAGCCATTAGCCAGACGGCCAGCCGTATAGACCAGTTCGTGCAGAAGATAACCTTCGATTCCAAAGGTAACATTACCAATATCGACAAAGCCGGTTTAGTGACGGAAAGCAATATCGCCACCATGTTTGCGGAAAAGGTCGACCCCAACGGTGATATCGTCAGGCGTGCTCAAATCAGCGCGTTCATCACCGAAGGCGAAGCGGGCAGGCTGATATCCAATGCTACAATCGAGGCTGACCGGATAAACTTTACGGGAAAGACCATCATCAACGGCAGTTTCGTGGTCGATACAAACGGGCGTGTGACGATGAACGACATCACGGCAAACAACCTGACTCTAAAGGGCAGCATAACGGGCACGGATGCTACGCTGAACGGCATCACAGCTAATAATCTGACATTAAAAGGCAATATCTCAGGTATTGACGCCATCCTGAACGACATTACTGCTAATAACCTTACGTTGAAGGGCAACATTACCGGGGCGGGGGCTACACTGAATGATATCACCGCGAACAACCTTACCCTGAAAGGTACCATATCCGGTGCCAATGCCACGCTTAACGATATCACAGCCAATAATCTTACGTTGAAAGGAAATATTTCCGGTGCCAACGCCATATTGAACGGCATCACCGTAAACGGAAAGATAAACGCCTCCAGCGGCCGGATAGGTGACTATCTGTATCTGCATGGTAACGGTATATCCACCAACTCGAGAGCGTTCGTGACCGACCTTACAGATAGCACTACGCAATTCGAACTCAGCAAGAGCTACTATCTGCATGCGATAGCGTCGGACGGAGGAGCCAATAGCATCCTGATAAGGCCCTACCAGACTATGGAAGCGGGCACAGTCAAAGGGGTGGTAACCATCTCTGCAACCATTCCGGGGCGCAATAGGGCCATACACGTATCTTCCGGCGAGAGCTATTTCGGTGGTGATGTGATAGTGGGGAAGATGTATGCTCCGTCCTCCGGGACTCTGGAAATTGCCGGGCCGCTGAAGACGCAAGGTGTATACCGGAATACTGACGTGATACTCTCTTCGGTTACAAGGTACAGCATTAAGGCGACCGACCACACACTGCTTTTTTACGGCAACTGTACTATATCCCTTCCGTCCTCTTCTGACGGGCATGAGATATGGATAATGCCGAACGGGAATACCATCAGTTTTCCTTCCGGTACGTTCGCGAACTCTTCCAGGACGAATATCAACGGGCGTGAATGGCATGTGATAAAACGGGTTTTGGGGAATTGGTATCTGTCATGGATGAGTATATAGAATAATTAAAATAGAAAGTATGAAAATCAACTTTAAGAAAATCGAGGCCCAGACCTCATTCGAAGGCGCCAAGCAGACCTTCGACGTAGCCGAAACGGTCGGCAATGAAATGATGTACAACGGAAGTATCCTTCTGGATATAGGCTTTGAAGACCTGGCACGGGAAATCTACTACTCGAAAGATGCGGTGGAAATCCCGGAACAGTATTGCAAGGCTCTTGAACTTGTGGTGAAGAACTCGCGGCTCATAGCTGCCGTGAAACGTGCGGTAATTAACCAACTGAACGTCATCCAGCCATCTTAAATCAATTCTGAAAATTATGGTATTGGAATCAAATCAGTTCAACCAGCTTGTAGAGGAGGTGAAGAAAGCCCTTCTTGTCGGCTCCCAAGGTGTGGGCGATGTGGAGATTGTCGATTCGCTGGCCGATATCGTGAGCCTGCCCGCCCTCCGTCTTGCCGGTATGGAAGAATCGGTGGTCGAGGCACCGCTTGAGTTGCTGTCTGCCCCTGCTGAGGAAGCTGCTGAGGAAGTGCGCAAAGCCGAAGCGGAGCGTGTCATAGTGGAGAACGCACGCAAGGAAGCTGAGAAATCCCGTGAAACGGCTGAGACAAAGCGTGCTTCATCTGAAAGTACCCGCGCATCTGCTGAAACTACGCGTATCAATGCCGAAAAGGAACGTGTGACAGCCGAAGGTCTCAGGAAAACGGCAGAGACAGAGCGAGGCAAAGCTGAAGCGGTCCGACAGACGTCTGAGACCGGACGGGCAACTGCCGAAACCGGCCGTGTTACTGCCGAAGGTAAACGTGTCAGCGCCGAGGAGGAACGTAAAAATGCTGAGACAGTGCGGGCCAACGCAGAGTCAACCCGACAGACAGCCGAAACGGGTCGTGTCAATGCTGAAACCAGTCGTGCTACAGCAGAAGGTAAGCGCGTTACTGCTGAGAATGCCCGAAGCACTGCTGAGGATACACGTAATAGTGCGGAAACTAACCGCCAAACAGCCGAAACCGGACGCGTAAATGCTGAAAGTACCCGTGTCACTGAATTTGCTGCCCTCAAGCAGGAATCGGAGACGGCTACTGCGAATGCTACTGATACGGCAGAACATCCTACCTACATCGGTGCAGACCACTATGTATACCAATGGGATAAGAGCGCTAAAGAATACGTTAAGACGGATATCTATGTGAAAGGCAAGCCGGGAGATACATTCACCCTTCTTGGACGTTACGATACGCTTGATGCCTTAAAGACTGCTGTACCTGACGGGGCAAACATCACTGGTTTCTATTCCGTTGGAACTGCATTGCCTTATACATATTATGCCTGGTATAACGGTGATTGGCAAAGTCAAGGACAATTGCAAGGTCCAAAGGGCGATAAAGGCGAGAAGGGGGATACGGGAGCGCAAGGTCCTCAAGGCGTACAAGGTCCACAGGGCATGAAAGGTGATACCGGTGCCACAGGACCGCAAGGAGTAAAAGGTGATACTGGTGCTACCGGTCCTGCTGGTGCAAAAGGCGCCACTGGTGCACAAGGAATACAAGGTCCAAAGGGCGATAAAGGAGACAAAGGTGATACGGGTGCAAAAGGCGCTACCGGTGCTACTGGTGCCACGGGTGCAGCAGGTGCAAGTGCCAGTATTACCGGTGCTACTGCTACGGTTGACGCCAACATCGGTACGCCCTCCGTGACCGTTTCTCTCGGTGGTACCGCATTGGCCAGAACCTTTTCCTTTGCTTTCAAGAACCTGAAGGGTGCTACCGGAGCTACTGGACCTAAAGGGGCGACTGGTGCGCAAGGACCACAAGGGCCGCAAGGTGTCGGTGACCCGACAGTCACCGGTGCGAATACGGTCACGACACTGGCCTCCCTGCCAATTTCCAAGAGAAGTATCACTGCAAGTTTGGGTTCTGCCACGAACATCAGCCTTGCTTCCGGAATGTCAGTGGGCAATGACTTGTATATCCGCTGCGTCGCATCGGCGGCATTCACACAGCCGATACCCAATACCGGCGCGTTCACTTCGATGTCCGGTACTTCAATCAGTGTTTCCGCTGGAGATATCTTTGAGATTAGTATCTGGTGCTATGCCGCTGGCGCCTATTCAATATCCGTAAAAACAAGGGACTAAGGTTTATGAGTGTATTAAAAAGACGAAGCAATAATATAAAGGACGGTCAGTATGTGATTGCATTCTCCGACAGTAGAGCCTTAATAGATATTTCCAAGGATTGTGGAATGACATGGACCAGAAGACAACCTTCCGACCTTCCTAATGTAAACGAATACTTTTTCAGCAACGATAGAACGAGGATTGCCATGTCCGGAGACGGCAGGCATATCTATTGCTCGTGCTATATGGCAAATGTGGGATTATTGCGTTCTACGGATTTTCTGGAGACGGCAGAACCTTTCAAGCCTGATAATTGCTATTCCGTATACTCGATAGCCTGCAACGGCAGGGGGAATCTGGTCGCTGTTGTGTGTCAGAATAGCAATAACAAATATGATTTGATGCTTTCCGGGGATTATGGGAAGACATGGCGGGTCTCCAATGGATTAAAAGACAATACCGTGCCTCTCATGGGGGTGGAAATGTCCCATTCCGGCAGATACGTAGTGGCATATGCGTCAAATTCTCCCTATTATACTACCCATGAGCTGTTTATATCTTCCGATTATGGAGAAACTTTCAGCAGTGAAATATTCAGGGGGCCTATCACAAAGATTGCCATTTCCGGTGACGGCAAATACATGTTGTGTTGCTGCAACAGGGAGAGTTCATCAAAGTTATACTATGCCTATTATTCCGGGGATTATGGGAAGACGTGGACTAAAATTACCGATTCGAGTTTCTCTGCCCGTACATTGGCCATATCCTATGACGGGAAATATATGGTTATAGAGGGAGGGTACTCTTATTCCGGTGCACGTATATCCGCCGATTACGGAAAAACCTGGGCATTGAAGCATTCCGTTATTGGCAATAGCTTTGCTTTGGGGCTTTCGTCTGACGGAAAGTATGCGATAGCACAGGAAAGTTCTTCTCCGTATCGTATGTTCAAATCTTCGGATTATCTGGGCTCATTTACTGAAATAAATACGGCACCGCTTACATCAGGTATTAGAACGAATTACCGATTTATCATAATGAATAAAAATAGGCTTTAACAATAATGCAATATATACATATTTATTCAGAGGAGAAAGTTGTCCGTCTTGATTTTGAACTGGACGAAAACTATGAAGTGGGTACAACCTATGAGGATTACCTGGATGGAGCCTGGGTACCGTTGAATGCGGAACAGGAAGCATTTTACGAAGCCCATCCGGCAGCGTCTGCAAAGGAAATTCTCGAATGTGAATTAACCCCTCCCTATGAACCGACTTTGGAGGGTGTGAAGAGCGCGAAGGTCAATGAAATTGCTGTTTACGACGGGTCCGATGCCGTGAATTCCTTTACGCTTGGCGGCAAGCGGATGTGGCTTGACAAGGATACGCGGGTAGGACTGGTAAACTCAATTACTATCGAGCAGGCTGTGGGTAAGGAGACAACCGTGCTGTGGTATGATGCCGTGAAGTATGTAATCCCCATTCCTCTTGCCTTGCAGATGCTGGCCGCACTGGAACTGTATGCCCTGGAATGCTATAATGCCACGCAGGAACATCTGGCCGCGGTTATGGGACTTGCTACGAAAGAGGAGGTCGGAGCGTATGATTACACTTCCGGTTATCCTGAAAAATTAGTGTTCAACCTTTAAATTGATAGCTTATGATTTACTTATGTTTTATGTCGCTGTTTTTGCTCACTATGTACATAATGTATGCGGTGAGAGTGTGCGGAGTGCCCTGGTCGCTCTCTGACACCTATTATCAACTGAAGAAACGGAACCGCCCGGCGTGGCTGTTTCAGGCGGCGATGGCCGTTCCTGCCATGCTGCTTATGCCGGTGTGGATTGAATGCTCATCGGAGAACCTGCAATGTTTGGCATTTCTTGCTTGCGGTGGGCTGATGTTCGTCGGGACAGCCCCGCTGTTCAAGGAGGAATTTCAGAGCAAAGTACATTATGCAGGGACAGTAATAGCCGGATTAGCTACAATTCTTTGGGTTTGTCTCTCCGGTATGTGGTACTTGCCTGCGGTTGCTTTCCCGATAGCCGTTGTTATCATGTTGAGATACCGGAAATGGCTGTTCTGGGCGGAGATGGCAGCGTTTGCTTGTGCTTATGTGGGGGTGCTTATAATTTGTATCGATTGTTAAACCGGGAGAAATGGAAATGAATGATTGGATTATGTTGGTGACCGCACTCGGTGGCATCGAGGGCATCAAGCAGCTTGTTAAGTGGTGGATGTCGCGCAAGACCAATGCGCGTATTGAGGACGCGCATGCTGATGTCGAGGAGTTCAAGGCATTACGGGAGTACAACGAGTTCCTGCAGAAGCAGCTTTCGGAGAAGGAACAGCGATTTGTGGAGCAGACAGACCGGCTCCGTAAGGTGCAGGATGAGTTGTTTACACTGAAGGAGGCTAATTCTGACCTGAAACTGGAACTGGCACTGAAACGGTGTGAGAGGAAGAAATGCGGTGACAGAGAACCGCAAAACGGCTACTGATTCGCGGAAAGGAAGGTGTTTCACAACGGCTCCCTTTCCCTTAATACTACACAACTTAAAGTTTAAACAAAGGCGTTTGCAAATATATTGTATTTTTATGTAAAACCAAAAATCAAGGAGGAAAATAAGAATGGCGAATGTGTATAAATTAGCGCCTTGGATTCTCAAATGGGAAGGCGGTTTCGTGAATGACCCGGCAGACCTTGGAGGTGCAACGAATATGGGTGTGACTATCGGCACGTGGAAGTCATGCGGCTATGACAAGGACGGTGACGGTGATATAGACGTGGATGACCTGCGTCTGCTTACCCGTGAGGATGTCGTTAACCGGGTGCTCAAGCCGCATTATTGGGATAGATGGAAGGCAGATTTGATAACGAGCCAGTCCGTAGCAAATATCCTTGTCGATTGGGTGTGGGCATCGGGTGCACACGGAATAAAGATACCTCAACGCTTGCTTGGTGTTACTGTGGATGGAATAGTAGGTCCTAAGACACTCGCTGCGGTGAATGCCAGGAACCCGCGTGAGTTGTTCGACATGATTAAGATTGCACGGTTCGATTTCATCGAGGATATATGCCGCTCTCGTCCGGCGAACAATAAATTCAAACGGGGGTGGATGAATCGGATTAACGATTTAAGGTTTGAGGAATGAAAAAGTTACTGTGGATATTGGTTGTATTGCTTGCTTGTGTGGCGGCTTGGTTTCGTCCGCACGAGCCTTTGTCGGCAGAAATACGTACCGAGACGAAGATAAAGACGGTTGTCAAGGTAGATACGATGCTTATCTCTGCACCGATGGCTGTGTTCTGGCGTTTCGTGCCAGATGATACGACACGGATAGGTGATACCTTGCTTCATCGTAAGCAAGTGGTATATAGAGACAGCTCGTATCGGGCTGTGGTAAGTGGATATGTAGACCCTCGGCTGGATAGTTTACAGGTATTTCCTAAGACTGTGTATCAGACGGTGACGAATGATATTTACCATCCGGTGGTTGTCAAGTCGAAGAAGAAGCGTTGGGGATTAGGGTTGCAGGCTGGATATGGTTATCCGGGTGGTTTTTATGTTGGCGGTGGTATAAGTTATGATTTATTTCAGTGGTAATATTATGTGAATCTCTTTATTTGAAAATTTTGTTTTATATCTTAAACTTAGTTATATTTGCACTATATAATTAGTGCTATGGCTAAAGAAATAAATACAGCTATCTTAAAATTAAGGAAAAGGTCAGAGAAATATTCTACGGAACAATTGGTAAATACTTTTGTTGATGTCGGCTCTTTGTTTACTCAATTAATGAATAATGACCATCAAATTTTATATGGCCGACGCGGGACAGGTAAGACGCATGTTCTTAAATATTTATGCTCGAAAATAGAAAATGAAGGTAGTTATCCTATTTATATTGATTTACGTTTAGTAGGTTCTACAGGCGG